TATCAGTGAACCGACATGGCCTGACCTGAAAGTAGCTTCGCTTGCTGTCAGAGTGGTGTTGCCCTTCGCTGCCGTAGGCGTCAAAGTAGCACGGTGATTATATATTGCTTGAAACGGTCCATCATTTACGTCATACTTGACGACTGACCACGAGTTATTTGCACGTCGCTCGATCTTGCGTTGCTGATAGCTTGCATTTCCGCAGAATACGACATCGCCAATTTGCTCAAACCGTATCTTGTAGATATCGTCAGCGCTCCAAGGCGTCGCAACTTCCACTTCTCCAGTTGATGCGGGTGCGATACTGTCAACAATACGCTGAATGTCTGCAATGTCTGACGCCAACTCAATCCAGAAGTTCGCGCCCGTCGTTGTCCATTGCAGATGATGCTCTCCAGTACCGAGGAATGTCTCGCCGAAATAGTCATCATCTCCTGCGGTAGAGCCTACGCGGAACCGGATTGGCCCTCGATCGATTACAATCTTGACAGCGTGAGTACCTGCTGATGCTGTGATTTGCTGTTGAGCTGTTGGGATGTCGTTGTCTGTCGCTGTCAGAACCAGGTTATTGCCGGATGCTGTAGCCGTTGAATTCCCTGGCGTTGCTGTTGTCCAGCCTGAGAGCGAACCAAAGTCACCATCCGTGATTGTGAAGGTCGCCGCTGCACGGCTGACGCGGTTGTCACCATCCCAGATCTTTAGCGTATTGGCACGGAGCTCCAGCATCGCCGTCTCTGTTTCGTTATAAACGAACTCGCGGAATCGGCCTTCTCCTGTAGCCGTTCCCATACGCTCAAACCCTGGGCGAAACCGCATGCCGCCTGCTGGAAGCGGCAACCAGTTCTCCATCTCCTCGGCCATCGAGAGCATTTGCTCAACGTCCGTCCGGCCGAAAGCAGTTTTAGATGCAATGCCGCCGTTGAATGAGTGGACAAGCGGATCAGCGCGGCCCACGTTACAAGCCTCTCATGCCGAAGTGGCCTCGCACAAACCGACCCGAAGGAAGGCGGCGCGACGCCAATTGCGCTCTATCCTGTGAAACTGCATTCAAGCGCTTCTTTTTTAGGTCTCTCGTGAGCCGCTCGATCTCAACCTCGGACTTAAGAACTTTAGCCCCGACACTCACAGCCAGTGAGTAAGCCAAGTATTCCTCAAATGCCGCTGTCCAGTTGGACTCTACAAGTCCTTTCGTTGTCGTGACATAGCGGTATTCAATGTGCTCTTCATCGTGAAACAATTTACCTTCGCGCACTTCATAATCAATCTCTGGAGCACGAGACTTCGCGCCTTTGGCCTTCACGTAGTTCATCCGTCTGTAGTCCGATGGAATTGCTGTTTCGTATTTGAAGGATGTGACTTCACTGGTTACTGTTCCAGTTGCAGCCACACCTTCCATTGCCCAAGTCCAGGAGCAGTCTTCAAGCGCCCGATCAATCACGGAGTCGTAGACCTCTCGCATGTAACGCGCAGCCGTACTTGTCGCTTGATCAACCGTTTCAATTGGCTCACTTTTGAGCAACAGACATGCTTGTTTGAACGCTCCCAGCTTCGACGCCATTAAGCCGCTTCCTCTTGCTGAAGACTTTCAATGTAGAGAGCGAGATATGCTTCCGCGTCCTTCCTTGAGCCGATCTTTGTCAACTCTTCACCATCAAGAACGGCGACTTTATCTCCATGAAGGATGCGGAACTTTTCCTTTTGCCCGCTCCACTTGACTTCAATGTTGTCAGTGGACAGGCTGGCTGTTTGCTCAACGCTCCCCACGTCAATGCCAATGCTTTCCAATGCCTGACTGGCGCTCATTGGCTGGAGTAGATAGAGCACATCGAAATGCACTGCTGACTCTCGGATTGCTGTGATCCGGATCAAACCTTCGTATTCGCCGTCCTCATAGCGAAACTCAATTAAGTCGTTGAGACGAAGCGAAACTCCGCAATTGACCCAGTAAGTCGGAGACATAACATCTCTGACATCGTGGGCTGCTGGGATCTCGACGAAATGTTGCCCGCGCGCATGACGCGCGGACTTCATTAGTGTGCTGTTAAGGATATCCATTAGTCGCTATCCGTCTCCATTGCCATACCGTCTGACAGATCTAGGGCACCGCTGGATGCATCAGCGGTTGCCATATAGATGCCCTGAGCAGTGAAAGCTGCACGAGTAGCCACTGATGTGACGGCCGTGCAGCCCGTTCGACCGTAGATTACATCACCCTTACGCACCAAGTCCGGTGCGTCTGTAATTTGCCCTGATGTATTTAGCGTTGCTAGGTTTGCAATCGTCGTCCAAAGAGCCCACTCCTGTGGCCCTTCGGTCTGCGATTTCAGGCACTTCCAATAGTTCGCCATTTAATTAACCTCCTTAAGCCGCCATTGCAGTTTGCGCAGTGGTGTCATTGTGAGTGATTTCGATAACGCCGCCATTCTGAATGACTTTTGCGCCGTGATAGAGCCAGGATGTTACTGTGTAACGCAAGTTAGCACCATCATGCTCAACGTTTGTCCCGCGCGTGTTTGCGGCGGCTGCGTGGCCAACGCATGCACTTGAGTAAACAAAGCATTTTGCAGACGATGTCCCGACGCCCGGCACGCTTGGGTGCATAATCCAAGTCACGCCCATCCAATTAAAACTCTGCTGTGCCTTAGTCAGCAATTTGTTTCCATTGAAATCGAACGAAGCAACCTCTTTGAAACCCATCATTTGCTGGAACCATGCAGGCGAGACCACGCCATACACTGGGCTGCTTGGTGAGACATAATTTCCGTACAACTTCGCAAGAATTCCGCGCACATCTGCTGCTGTCACTGCGCTACCTGCCAGAGAGAACGTTTCTGTCGTGGCATCTAGCGCCGTCATAATTGCATTGTCGAACTCTGTTTCGACCGCGGCCATTTGGCTTTTGATTGCGGCTTCTTTTGCATTGACCTGGCTTGTCTGCAAGTCTTTGTAGAGAATCTGGTCTTTTACCGCTTTCTCAACAAGCTCTACTTTCACCCGGGTGTGAACTGGATTGTCGAATGGAAACTCACCATCTCCAGAACGCTCATTCATACCGCTGTTTTTGGCGATAATCGGGAAGTACATACCGTCACCAGACGAGATTGTTTGTGTGGAGACTGTTTGACCGAGTAGAGATTCGGTCTGCTGTAGTTCAAACTCCATGTCGCGCGAAAAAGCCTCGACATCAAGTAGTCCATGGTCAGCCATGCTGCCCTCCTAGTTTTCGATGTGTCAGAACGCGCTGCGGGGTAGCCAAACAAAAACGCCGCTTGGGTAGCTCACCAGAGTGAGGGCCAAACAGCGCTTCGTTCAGGGCCGTTAAGTGCGTAAATGTTTAAGCTGCGGACCTTCGTCTAAGGGCCGCCTCGCGTTTCGCCAAAGAGGAGAAACGTTCTTCGTCTGCGTCTGTCCACGTAACGCTTCGATCACCATGGCGATGTGCGCTCTTGCGGGCATGCAATTCTTTTAGCTGTGTCGTTACGTCAGTGAGAGTCGTTGCTCCATCACCTGCCACCGCTGTCAGATCTTCACCAAATGCGTCTGTCACAACGCTATGAACTAGCCGTGCAAATTCTGGATTGTCACCAAGCCGCGTTCCATCAGCCATCTGCGCACTCATCAGCGCATCATAACGCTCTGCACCAAGGGCTTCATGGCCGTATCTCATACTGGCCTCTGAGAAGGCGTTCAGTTTGTCCAGTCCACCAAGATCCTTTGCCAGCTCTTCCATCGACAACCGGTTGCGCTCTGCTGCGGCCTGTTCCATCTGCTGCTGCTGTGCTGCTACCGTGTCGAAATACCAGTCGCGCAATGCTGCGGCGTCAGCTGCTGGCATGCCCCGCTCATGAGCCACTTTTGCGAAGCTATCCAGAACAGGTTGATCTTTCTCAGCTTGAAACCAGTCAGGCGCTTGAAACCCTTCGAGATAACCATCAGCTTTTTCCGGCGCACCACGCGACTTCAGCCATTCTGCACGTTGTTCTTCTGTGGGGCTGTCTGGAAGCTTGACCTCCTTGGGCCGCGTCGAAAGTTCTTGGCGCAACGACGTATAGGCCTTGACGAATTTGTCTGGCGTGTCGAACCGCCGGAGAGCTTTGAGTGACTCTGCATCTTCTCCGGCCAACATGGCCCGCCAATCCTGTGCGCTTTCTGCTGCTGGTTCAGCTGGCGTGCCACCTTCGAGAACAGTTTTATTGCCCTCATTGCTAGTATTCTCCGGCGCATTTCCGCCAGTGACGCTGGTGGTTGGTTCCGTTGCTTCATTTGCCGTTTCTTCTTGTAAGCTCATCCAGACTCTTCTCCGTTGCTGTGCGCAGTTGATGCGCTACAATTCGCTTGCCTTCGAGTGCGCATGTCACCGCGTACCCGCCATCTTGTTCAGTCCTGAAGCTGATACCGTGGCAGTCGCAGATGACTTCCTGAACAACCCGCCACGCCAATCTCTGTTGATCCGCATTGGCTGTGCCGTTCTTCCACGCGATCAATGCATCATGCGCGGCTCTGGCTGCACCCTCCGACAAAGCTGCCCAGGGAACATCGAGAGATTGTTTATGCTGCAACGAGTTCCTCCGCATCAGATGCTGTCAAACCCATAGACGCGGCTCCATCTCCAAGGGATTTCATGGCCTCTCCACCTTGCTGGGCCATCTGCATTGCCTGCATGACTTGCATTTCCTGCTGCATCGCCTGAAGTTTCGCTTGCTTCTCTTCGTCGTTGTAGACCCAATGGTTCTGCCCAAGGGTTCCAACCGCATCTGCAAGAGCCGCTGGAATGTTGACCTCTGCCTTGGCGTCTGGATCGAGCTGCATTCCAGCTGCAACCATCTCCAACATCTGCCGATAATCTGTAGTTTTCTTTGTCTTGATCGCGTCGCGTAGCGGGTTTTCAAACGCGTAGTGAATGTCAGAACCCTCTAAACCTTCCGGCATAATCTCCAACAGGAACTCAGCCGGACCAAACGCACCTGCAACCATGCCAATCTCAACGGCCTTATCCAGCATCCGAGAGTTCACCTCGTATTCCAGAGGCTCAACAATTGGCAAGTTTGCTCGAATGTATTCCTGCACAAGCTGCTCTGTTTCGTAAGCCGTTTTGGCACGTGACGGCATCTGTAGTTTGTTGATATACCAGCACTCAGCCATGGTAAGACGCGCGTCTCTGACCGTTTCCAGCGCCGTGTTCATGTTGCCAGCGATATCAATGGCCTCTACCGGCTTTCCAAATTGTCGTTCGTCGTATTCCTCATCGACATATGTAGCGTGACCGGACATCAAGTTGATCTCGCCGTCGATCAATGCGCCTGGCCTTGCAAGCAATGGCGGATCTGCCTGTTTCTCTGCGCTCTCCAGAATCGCCAAATACATCTGTTGCATTCTACGGTTAAGGCCAAGAGCTGTCATCGCGGCCGGTGAGAAGCCATCAGGAAGGCCTGGCACCATCTGCCAGCGTGATGTGTAGTAGATCGAATAACGTGCCGGTTTCTCTCGGATGACGTGGTTGTTTTTGCAGTCAATGTAGATTGAGGCCCAGGGTAGATTGCCAGCAGGCTTGCGTGTCTGGTACTCATAGTCACGTGCTGGCATGACGATATGATACATCTCCCACTTAGTATCTGGCGATTTCTCCAGTGTTTTCTTGACTTCGTCATGCACTGTGGCGTGCTGCATTCCATCAAACTTCGCGCACATGCCACGCGAGGACATCGTGAATTTGCGATACCATGTGTCGACTTCGCCGTTCTCATCCTCATCAAATGCAATCGATGCTGGATGCCATGCACGGAACAACAGGCCCGGATCATCTCCAGCACGCTCTTCAATGGATGTCGTCGACTCTCCGAACACAGACATCATGCGATTATGCTGAGGCGCTGCTTTTTTGAAAAGACTCCTTCGATCATAAATCATGCGCCGCGTCACACCGGTATGCCAGTCGAAAAACCGCTTTGTGTTAACGTCGAGGTCTTCTGCTTCATCAATCGTTGAGCGAAACCACTGTCTGTCAGACGGCTGAAGCATGTAGCTTATGTTTGCTCCAAAATCACGCGCGTGAATCATGCCTGTTGGATCGAGCAAGTGCGTCGCAAATTCATTGCCTTCAAATGGCGTAGTTGTGAATACAGCTAGATCCGGTGCGAAGTTCTCTGCGATCTCTTGGCGCAAACTGTTCACGCTGGATCGTCTCGCGAATGCAGAACTTGCACGCCGGAGAAGCTCTTTCACGTTATCCATTAGCCGAGCGATCCTTTTGAATAACTATCCGTGCCCTGCGAAACTGTATTGCGAGAGCTTGTTGATCGACTCAGTAGAGTACCACGACGACCACGACGGCTTCTTGTCTCTGCATCTGCACGAGCACGTTGCTTTGCTGCTAGTGCTTGCGCATCCTCATCTGCGGGCATCTCTGGAGTTGGCGGCGGTGGAGGTGGCGCTGCTGCTTTTGGCGCTCCGAACAAACTTCCCATTACCGATACCTCTTCTTAATCGTTGAGTGAGCCACGTTGACGCGTGGCATGCTTCGCAAACCCTTGCGTTGAGCCGCTTGTTTCCGGCCATAATTCGCCATAATGACTGCGTCACCGCGGTCCGGTGAGCGGCCAATGCGCTTTTTGATCTCGCTCTTCTCTTCAACCTTGTAGCCACGTGATGACAGTGTGTAGCGTGGCGCACATAAATCCGCAATCAACAGCGGATCAGGCGGCAGTGCGATTGGCTCTGGATTACTTGGATCAAGTGCTTCTCTCAACCGCCAAGCCATCTCCGCACGCAGATTGAAGAACCCAAACTTTTGCGTCTTATCCACGCCCTTCGAAGACGCTGCTCCATTTAGCGCCAGGACCGGAACCTTGTTTTCATTCAAGAAGTCGAGCGGCGATGCTCCAACTCCAATCGGATCGATGTGAACTCTCGCATCATTGCGGCGGTATTTCGTAACAAACCCTGCGGCAGTTGGACCATCTGGCACTTCTTTGCCATCAACCGCGATGATTTTACCAAACCATCGGCCGTGACATGGCGCCAACGTAAACTGATCAGAACCTCCGCGCACTGGATCGCATCCGATCGATATCATCGGCGCTTGCTCTGGCGGCTCTTCTGTCCATCGAGAAACCGCTGCCTCGACCCAAGCGCGTGGGATGACTTGGAATTCGTCATCGCTCAACGTCGCTGAGAACTTGCCGTCTCGCATTCTGACGCGAAGCTCTTCCGGCATTGCCTCCAGAACCGACGCGTAGTTTGTCTCCATCAAATCAGGGTTGTCTTCGAGAGACGCTGGGATAAACGTGCGGCTGCGTGGCCTCACCAGTCTATAGCCACAATCCTTTGTGCTGTCTGGGATCTCTATTGGGTCACCATTCGGGCACTCAACGTCCTTGCCGTCAATCGTCGTAAAGTATCGCAGCTCACCAGGTTTTGCAGGATTAGGATGATCCGGCTTGAGCCATGGCCCCCAGTACTCAACGACCCACAATCCGTCATCATCAATCGGAGGGTTGCCAGTGCAAACCACTCTGCATCGTTGGCCCTGATCAACGCCTGGCCCAGGTCTGTTCCAGCCGATCAGAAACCTGTACTGAGTCGGTGTGAACTCTGTAATCTCATCAAAGCCGATCAGGTCTCGCGCTCGACCTTGGAAGTTCTTTTTGTCATCCTCGTGCTGCACGCCGTTGAAATCAATCGTTGGCCCATCTGGAACGCGCCAGATCATCTGCGGAGAGCGTGTTAGTCCGTTAGTCCCACCAAGAACGCTCTGGACCTCTTCAACCAAACCACCAACCTGAGAGGACTCTCTGCGGAACAACCGCACGAGTTTGTGCTCATTGATCGCCAATCCACAAAGCAATGCAGATTTTCCGCCACCGGCCGCACCGCCGTAGAACAATTCATCTGCCTCACTCAGATATGCTGCGGTCTGCGGCCCAGGATTTGGATACCAGTGTTTTTTGCCTGTGATGCTCTCAGCAGTCTCAACCAGCTCAGCCACGGCCTTGTCTGGCATTGAAGCCAACAGTTCTTCCATCTCCTCCAGAGACATTCCAGCGAATACTTTTGTGATGTCCTGAAAAGATAGATCGTTCATTCGTCGAGTTTAGCCGCCTGTGCTAGACTAAGGATAAGCTTACGCGCCAAACCTCTTGGATCTGATTTCTCTTCCGTCTCAATAGGACCACCGTCTTTGCCGCTGAGTTCGTGGTCTTTAGTATCTCGCCACTTTTCTTTCTGCCTGTTCTTAAGCCAAAAAATTGCCGCTGTAGTATCCGGTGCGATCTTCTCTCTATACGGCGCATAAACTGGCTCAGTTGCGCTTGCAGGCATAAAGATTTTTACTGCATCCTGCTCGTAGCCCATTGCTTTTTCATACAACCGGCGCTCCACTCTATTGTCCGCCTCTTGCTTAGCAGTCTTTATGGCCCCAAAAAACTTAGGATGCGTCAGCTTCCAGTTGTCTATTGTTGGGATCGTTACATTGAAGAAATTCGCCAATTCTGAATCTGTCGCACCAAGCTTACAAAGCTTTTTTGCTTGCTCAGCAAACTCTTCCTTGTACTTAGTCGGTCGACCTCCAGGCATTACGACGCGTCCCTCAGTTTGATTTGCAGTTCATTCCATGTTTTCCGCGTTTCATCCGGCCCTGCTGCGCAATGGACTGCTTGATCACAGACCTGGCAAGCAACGGTCCCATCGGCCTTTTGCACAACGTGAGCACCAGAGGTCCCCGCGCCTTGCATACACGGCGTGCAGAATTGCAGGTCGTACATCAGAAGCTCCTCAACACAACATATGTACCCGCTGATGTTGGAGCCCGATTGCAGACTGCTCGCAGCTTATCACCAGCTGCTACAGTGATCTCATTCCCGAGCGCGCCCGACTTGATCACTTCGAACCAGACGCCTGAAGGGCCACCGGTTGGTTGGATCTGGATCATGACTGACGTATCGTTTGCGTTTTCCTGCAATACTTGAGCTGTAGTCTCGCCGCTTGCGACAGTCAGTGTTGACGACGTTTGTGAAGATGTCGTTGGTTGAAAGTTAACAATTGCCATCACATTTCCTCAATTACTCACTACCAATCATCCTCATCCGGAACCTGTAGCAGTCGCATTTTCGCACGCTCCAGCATCCACAGAACCGTCGCGCCATTCGCGACAGACGACGCGAAATACTCACCACTGTCACCGATCACGATCACCTCGTCAGTCTGTCCAAGTGCATTTCGCAGAACTCTGTCTGCTGGAATGTTCAGCCGTGTTATGCCTGGGAACTCGATCACGTTGCTTTTGTGCTTGAGACGGACGTGAGGCTTTTTACTCATTCCTTCAGTATTCCCATCACATCCATGTGATCCGGAAGATCGCTTTCCTCCTCCAAAATCTCAATGCGCTCTACATCGATCATCGATGGATAGCCATTGTTATCAGTCCGGATTTGCCCTGACAACAACACATGACTACCGTTCGCTGCATCGGCCTCCGGCATAAGCCGGCTTGGCACAAAACAATACATATCAAAAGTCTTGCCATAGTATTCAGCCGCCAAGCTTACGACACGCTCGGTGTGGCAGTTGCAATCTGTATTGATGCGCAGCGTCCCAGTAATTGCACGTTGGAACCCGGGGATGTGTTCCCTGAATATTTTCCAAATCTCTTCTATAGCCCGACTCAAACCGCAATCCTCTCCATAATCGCCAGCGCACCCACGACAACTGCGAACACAACCCACGCTATCCACACGAAAGACGCTGCAAACATGGATACACCCCGCGTTTTCCGTTGGTTTCGTCGTTTACGCTGTACTAGTCCGTAGTTTCGCATAACTATGTATGCTGACTGCGTGGAATTAACCGAGAATTTTCTTTAGCTGACGGTCGATCGGGCCAACGAGCTTGTCAGCCGCAGCGATCAATCGGTGATGCACTGCCCATAGGCCAATGCCAACAACTGCTATCTCCAAATTGCCGTCTAGCCCGATAAAGAAGCGGCCAAAAATCAGATACACCCATGCTACAAATCCGACCAGAACGAGAATAACCGCTGCGGAAATGATATTTGTTAGAGCGCTCTCCGGCTCAGGTTTTATGTTGTTTCTCATGTTGCTCCTGCAATTCTAACCGCTCCAGGCGGTACACTCTGCCAGATCCACACGCCATTAAGCTCATGTGCTGGCCAACCGTCTCTCGTTACTGCTGTGCCTACAGTCGCCCAATATCCCAGCAATGCCTGCCTCGACATTGACTCAGCAATTTCACCGTCTGCGATCAGCCGGCCGATCCACGCATCCGTGACGGCCAGCGTGTATCTCACACCGCTACCAAGCACCGCTGGCGATGTTTCAACGAAATTCTCGTCAATCACTGAATTCTGAATGACTGCCTGATACGCGCCGCTTGGGCACGTAATCCCCTGACCCCAAACGTAATCGCCATTTGGCCCGATGACCTGCACACCTACTGCCCGACACACCGCATCCAGCGTTGCCTGATTTGCTGCGCCAATGTGGACCTCAACAACAGCATCAGCCGCATCCGGTTTTGCCTGAAACAACAACACACTCATTGCCTGAACTCCATCCACTCACCAACTGGCACAGTGAAAACGTTGCTCGATGGCGTGACTGTGGTTTCGTTTCCGTCAACGTCCACAACCACTGCGCTCGCAGTACCATCCAGCCCGCTCGCAGCCGTTGCGTCGATTGTCAGGCTATCAGCCGCACGAGAGGCAGGTGCATTCGTTGTATTGATCAGAGATGAAACGCTTGAGCCTGATTCTAGCTGCACACCGAACAGCTCAACCGTTTTCACACCACCTGCAGCCTCATTCACGAGATACCACTGTGACGCAGCTGCTGTGGATTGCGTCGATGAAATGCGCGTCCATGTTGTCGTTAGCATCCGATTGCTGCCAGTGACAAACCCATCCGTTGCGTTGTAAAATGCAACCCGAATTCTCTCCGTGCCGCTCTGTGCCCGCGCCCAACATGACATCGTATACGCGCCAGCCGTAACCGTGTTTGGCGAACGGATTCCACTGGCATCCCACGACTCAAACAACAGCGTTGCTCCGTTCGCGGCTCCGTCCGGCGACGCCACTGCATTGCGCGTCAGAACGACGCCACCGCCGTTTAACGCCCAAAACTCAAAATCGCTCGCATATATTGCGTTGGTAGCGGCCGCTTCCACTGACAGGCCTAGCAATGTTCCGCTAGCGTCGTGAGCAAACGCTGGCGTATGCGTTGAAACTTCTGTGAGTACGCCCGATGAGTTGTAAACGTTTTTGACTGACGCTCTGGAGAACGTGACGCCATCAACACTCGTGAATGCAGAATTCGTCAAATCCAAATAGAACCCTGAATCCGCTATTTCTGGTTGTGTAATGCGACTCACGGCTCGGCGAACTAGAGGCCTCGCTAATCGATGCGCGATCATGCGGCCTCCCCACGACAAAAACCGCAACAGGTTTCTCTGTGCGGCTCACTATTATCCAGCGACTATTAATCACGTTTTACTAGAGTTTTTCCTCTGTGTCAATCGCCGTTTTTTTCCTGTTTTTAACGGCGTCATTGCCGCATGTGCATTCCTGCGAGTTCTCCCTGGAGTATTTAGCCGCAGCCGCCCGCTCTGCCTGTGTCATAGCGTTGTAAATACGGTGCGCCTCGCGGCGCAACGCCGGAGATGTTGGCACTGGATACGATCTGCCACATCTGCACATTACATAAACCTCCGTTATGTACCCATCCATCGGATCAGGCGGCCAATTTTCGGTTACCATCATTTCCCCTCCGGCCAATCATCAGGGCGGCATCCCTGCAAATAGAGCCGCATCAATCGCACCATTCGATGCGCCGGCGTTCTCGCTGTTGATTTGTCTGACTCCATCTCCATTCGCCGAACGCTAAGCGGATCGGTTTCGAGCATCTGCGCCATTTCTGAAACGCTCAGGCTCAAAATGTTTCGCGCCTGTTTCATGGCCAGATGGTCCCACCACTCTTCCTCTTCAGGCATCGCACCTAGAAAAGCTGCGCCTCGTGTTTCACCCCATCCGTAGTCTTCTTCGTCTGAGATAGTGTGGTCCAACACACCGAACCAATCCGTATCGTCGTCAGCGTCTGTTGGTTTACCGTCGCGTTCTGCTGCATTCCTCGCAGCCTCATCTAGGGTTTTCCCTGTAAACCACCGCAGATCAGGGTTTACACAGTGTCTTATGCAAATGAAGTGCATCGTTTTTCTCTCCTGTTTGTGTTGACGGAAGCGCCTGCTACGCCCAAAACCGCCTAGTGGCGGTTAAGAACTGTTACGGTTGCAAGGCCAAGCGCAACGGCGGCTTTTGCTTGCTTGTTTCGTAGTTGGCGAACGCCTTTGCTCGTTTTAGTGTGAAACATGAGAGCGTTGCGCGATGAGCGGCTTACGGTAAAGTCGGGCTTTGAATATTGGACGCTCGCAACGCCGTCGACATATTTAGTTGTGCGCACCGTTGGGATACCGTGTTTTATGCACCAGTTGAAAAAGTTTTTGTCCGTATGCATCGTTTTCTCTCCGTGCTGAGCGAGGCCCGTTGCCTCTGTCGCTCCCCGCAGTTGCAGGGAGCCTTGTGTTATTGATAATGAGCTGATCCGATCAAACTCTCCACCAATCCTCATTTTCCCAGATTGCCTCGAACTCGCTGGCAGTTTTGGCTTTGGACGCGATCCGCGCGATTTCGTCCTCGTCAATGTCCATGGCGCTGCTATAAGCCGCGTTGATGGCTCTCAGAAATCCAGTTGAGCCTACTGTATATTCTGCGTAGATTTTTTCTAGGTCTGTCATCGTCTTTCTCCGTGTTGAGCGAGGCCCAGTGCCTCTCTGATGAGTTAGTTATATGGTCAGTTGCCCATAATGTCAACAGTTATTTTCAAAAAAATGCACTGGATCATAACTGGATCATAACTTAAGCGCTTTATGATCCACCCTGAAAACCGAAATGCACACACAGTTCCGCCAGTCCTCCTGACACCATCCCCTCCGATCCTCGTGCGTCATCCCATAACACTGCATACTCAACCGCCTCTAGTACCGACTGACCCGCATCCCTCAATGCCGCTCTTGCCTCATCCCACTGCCTAACGATCCGCTGCTTTTCCTCTATCGTAAAATCCTCCGAGGCTCGACCGCTCCCCGTTTTGTCGCTGGTTAATGGCACTCCGAAAACAGCGCACCACTGCCGATGCAGCGAGTTATACTGAGCCGCGGCTGCTGACTGGTTCGCCGTGATTTTGCCTGCCCGCTCCAGTCGTCCGATGACTGTTGCGCAACGCGGGTCTGTGGCGTCTCTCAGATCGGCTGCTATCCCATGATTGACACGTGCCTGTAGCGTTGGGGACGGCTCATCTGGTTTGGCCGGTGAAAGATAGCACACCGCCTCTCGTTTTCGTCCAGCTCTAGCTCTCCGACGCTCTCGTTTGACTGATGCTGTTTGCATGCCTACCTCCTAATGCCGCGCCGGTGAGCTGGTGTGCGTTGCGTCAGGAACCCTGCTGCGGCCACTGCATTCAGCAGTGGTTGCTTCCACCGCATGGCGCACTCTGATCCCCTCAAGCTCAAACGCCAGTTTATCGCCATGCGTCAGCAACGTCATGCCAATGAACCAACCCCAAATTTCTCCAATCTCAGCTGCGATTTCATGCGGCTCACATCCATCAACGAGAGCATCTGTCAGAACGTCCTTGAGAAACTCGACAAGGTCCTGATCTTCTTCTGTGTCATCGGTCATGCTGCACCTCATCCCAGCCCCAGCCCCTGCCCCAGGTTTTCTGCAAGTAGTTTTTGTTGGCCTCTGACCACTCGTCTAATTGTTTCGTGCTCTCTGCTCTCTCTCTGCGCACATGCGTGTCAAATACCGTTTGCGCATTAGTAGCGTATTCGGCTCCTCTCGCAGCCGCGGCCATGGCGAGCCACTCTCCCCAAGCCTGCCCCGTCGCCTCTGCGATTATCTCTGGGCCGTGCCATTCCCCTGCATCATGCAGCATCATCAATAGCTCCTCCGTCAGACGTTTTTTTGCGTCATCACTCATGCTGCACCTCTCATTGGCTCTCGATAAAACATTTTCCGCGAGTCAAACGTCAGTTCCGTTTTGCATGGCTGAACGTTGTACAGCTCACGATCACGAACCTTCCACGTGATGATCTGAGTGACAGGCTCATCGTTGTCGTCTGTGTCGACATGCACGGTCCAGCCCAGTGCAGGCTTGTTGTAAAACGCTGCACTATCAGCGATGTCGTAACCACCTGGCGGCTTCACCTTGCCGTTGTCGTAAGTCATCATTTTCTTCGGATGCGCAACGAGATGAATATGGCAACCATACAGTTCAGCCCACTGTCTCAACCGTGTTAGAGCGAGGTTGATGTAGTTCGTCATGCTCTCACCTGGCGGCGGTGCGTGCTCGATCTCGTTCCAAGGGTCGATCACGACAAGCTTGCATTGCTCGATCACCGCCAGATGCCGAACCATTTTCTTGATCCAGATCATGTCGTGCGGCTCTGTTGATCCCTCGAAATCCTTGCGCTGCAC